TACGTCTCAAAGATCCCAGAATACCCAGAGTCCAGCAAATAATCACCACAACTCCTAAACCAAAGGAGTTGATTGTTGATTTGAACGAGGGTAAAATTGGTGGCGACGTGTATGTCTCTAATGCCAGCTCCTATGCCAATCGAGCAAACCTATCAGAAACGTTCTTTAAACAGCTAGAGACGTATGATGGTACGGATATTGGTAGACAGGAGATCTATGGCGAGATCCTGGATCCTGAGTCATCTGGTATCATCAAACGCAAACAGTTTCGCTTATGGGCTGCCAATAAACCAACGCCAACCCTGGAATACGTAATCGCCAGCTACGATCCGGCAACTTCTGAAAAGACCATGAACGACCCCACGGCTTGCACCATCTGGGGCGTGTTTGAACGAGAGGACGCTGGCACCTGTGTCATTTTGCTAGACGCCTGGGATGCGCACCTTGCCTATCCGGAGCTGCGTCGTAAAGTAATTGACGATTACAAAGAGGTGGTGTACGGCAGCGATAACGACTTTGCCAAAGGACGTAAAGCTGACCTGATCCTTATGGAAGATAAATCGGCTGGTATTTCCTTGATCCAAGAACTCCAAGGCGCTGGTGTGCCAGTGCGTGGGTACAACCCAGGGCGCGCCGATAAGGTGCAGCGTTTGAATATTGTGGCGCCCCTGGTAGCTAAAGGCAAAGTTTACATACCTGAAGATACCAAACAAAAAGGCGACTACGCTGACTGGGCTAAACGGTTTTTACGCCAGGTGTGTTCGTTTCCAGAAGCTGGTGGGCATGATGACTATGTGGACTCATTGTCCCAGGCGTTGCGTGTCCTGCGCGATTCTGGCTGGATCCAACTAGACCCACTGCCCGCCCGCAATTATGATTATGCCGACATGGATATGTCTAAGCGGTTTGTTAACCCATATTCTCAATAGGGCGGATTAACCCTATTTATTGCATTATTATAAATAGGAGTATCTTATGAACCTTGTTAAATCACCGTACCAAATACTGCTGGAACAGGCAGGGTTATCCTTGGATAGTATTCCTGGGCTTGCTAACACACCCCAACAAATGATGCCTCAATATGCTCCTGGTGGCAGTGTTCAACAAAATCTATCCCCTGCTGATATGCAGGCTGCAATGATTGTCAACGGACAAACGCCTCAACATTTTGAAAAAGGCGGACATGCATCTTCTTTAATTGAAAAGTTAAAAGCTTTATTTAAGCACGTACCAATGCCCGGAACATTAAACGTTGCATTAGGTTTACCGGGCGCGTATGAAGAGCATGAAAATTTACAAAAGAATTTGCAAGGCGGCAACTACGGTTCTGCAGCAAATAACGCACTTCATTTAGGCGCTTCATTAAGCCCTTATTTTTTAGTACCAAGCATATATGACGTTGGTAATGATTTATCCAATGCATCAACATTGCATCTAGCAAACGATCCAGCATACAGACAAAAAATGCAAAATATGTCATCCACACCAATGGGTGGCGCACTTGCTGGCGATACAGGATTAGCATCCCACATTTTGGGACAACACGAATACGACGAGCCTCCTAGCATTTTGGCTGGAACTAAATTAATAAAATAATCTATGGCAAACCCACAACTACCGATTCAATCAGGCGGCAATCTTCCGGCGTTAGACACGCGTGAAGAAGATTTAGAACAAGGGCTAGAACAAGAAGCCGACATGGAGGCCTATGAGGCTGAGCTTGGACTTGATGCTGCTGAGGTAGAAGAGGAAGTAATTGAACTGGAAGACGGTTCAGTTGTCATTAATTACCAGGAAAAGAAAAGCCCACAGCAAGACCCTGAGTTTTATGCAAACTTAGCAGAAGTTTTTGATGAAGATGTACTACAATCTTTGTCAGTAGAGTTTTTAGATTTCATTGATGTTGACAAAGAGGCTCGCACTGAGCGCGATAAACAATACGAAGAAGGTTTACGCCGCACTGGCTTAGGTAAAGATGCTCCTGGTGGAGCTACGTTTGATGGTGCCTCCAAAGTAGTACACCCCGTTATGGCAGAGGCTTGCGTTGACTTTGCTGCGTCTGCTGCTAAAGAATTGCTGCCTTGTGACGGACTGGTTAAGACTGACATCAAGGGTGACGCAGATCAAATAAAAACAAAAACTGCAGAACGTAAAGCAAACTTTATGAACTGGCAGTTAACAGAACAGATTCCGGAATACCGCGATGAGATGGAGCAGTTGTTTACACAACTACCTCTTGGCGGTTCACAGTTTTTAAAATGGCGGTTTGACACAGAACAACGCAGACCTACTTGCGAGTGGGTGCCGATTGATAATATCTATTTACCGTATTCTTCTACTAACTTTTACACAGCGCAGCGTGTAACTGAAGTTCAAGACATTACAGAAGATACGTTCCTACAGCGCGTTGAAGCCGGTATCTACCGTGATATCGATTCACAATATTCGTCTGATGCGCCACTTACAGATCAAACTCGATCTGAAAAGGCAAACGACAAGATCGAGGGTAAGTCTGAGCCATCGAAGAATATTGACGGCCTTCGTCGCATTTACGAGATCACCTGCTTTATTCGTTTAGAAGATGATCCCCTAACTGATGGTCGGCGCGCCCCATACATTTTAACTATTGACGAGACTACAAGCAAAGTACTCGCTCTTTATCGCAACTGGGAAGCAAACGATGAGAAACTTGAAAAACTGGATTGGTACGTTGAGTTCAAGTTTATTCCTTGGCGTGGAGCTTACGCTATTGGACTCCCTCATCTTATCGGTGGCCTTTCTGCTGCTCTTACCGGGTCTTTGCGTGCTCTTCTTGATGCTGCTCATATCAACAACAGCCAGACAATGCTTAAACTCAAGGGTGGACGCATTGGTGGGCAATCAGACCGAATTGAACCCACACAAGTAATTGAAATTGAAGGCGCACCAGGTGTTGATGATGTTCGCAAGATTGCGATGCCAATGCCATTTAACCAGCCTTCCTCTGTGCTGTTTAATCTTCTTAGCTGGTTAACAGAAGCAGCTAAAGGTGTAGTTACTACCGCCGAAGAAAAGATTGGCGAAGCAAACAACAACATGCCAGTTGGCACTGCCCAAGCTTTGATTGAGCAAGGCGCTAAAGTATTCTCGGCAATTCATGCGCGTATGCACCGCAGCCAAGCTAAATCGTTGGCAATTATTTCTCGCCTTAACCACTGGTATCTTGATGAAATGGATAACCAGTCAGGCGAAGAAGTTCGTGTACGTGACTTTGCAGCAAACAGCGATATTCGCCCTGTTTCAGATCCTAACATTTTTTCTGAAACACAACGTGTTGCTCAGAACCAAGCCTTGTTACAAATGGCTACTTCTGCGCCTCCGGGCATGTTTGACGTGCGTGGTGTATACCGCCGTGTATTGGAACAGCTTAAGGTTCCTAACATTGAGGAAGTATTGCCAAACCCAATGGGCGCGGCAGAATCTAATCCTGCGCTAGAAAACGTATCGATGACTATGGGCCGCCCAGCTGCTGCCTATCCAGATCAAGATCATATTGCCCACATCCGGGTTCACTTAGATTATGCAAACAATCCAGCCTATGGTGGTAATCCTGTTATTGGCCCTGTTTTTGCTCCTCATGCTTTAGAGCACATTAAGCAACACTTAACGCTGCATTACTTACAATCCATGCGTGCATACGTGGCACAAGCTTCTGGTGGCAGAGACACATTAGATCTGCATCAAGAAAAACCGTTGGATCTAGATGCGCAGCAAGCACTTGCACTAGCATCACAAATGGTTAGCCAAGACGCTCAGCAAAACATGGCGCAGTATGTTCAGCAAATTCAAGGTTTGGCACAAAAAGTAGCACAAGCTCAGAAACAACAGCAAGAAAGCGCCGCAAACGCAGACCCAACTGCTCAAGTTATTCTTAAAACTCAAATGGCTGAAACAGAACGCAAAGCGGCAGAATCTCAAGCACGTATGCAGCTGGACAACCAAAAACAACAGCAAGAATATCAAGTTAAATTGGCTGAGCTGCAACAAAAAGTTCAAGAGCTACAAGCTAAATACCAAACTCAGTCTAATATCGATAGCCAGCAAAATGCTAAAGATATTGCACTGGCTAATATCAACAACGCAGCAAAAGAGCGTGTTGCTATGATTACCGCTGGCGCCCAGATGGACCAGCAACAAGCTCAGCTTGAGCACGAACAAAACTTATCAGCTATGGAAGCCACTATGGCTGCTGAGCAAGATATTCGCCAGCATGGTTTGCAGGTACAACAACAAGCATTCCAACAACAAGCTGCTCAGGTTGAAAAAGCCGTTGAATTACAGCATGCCCAGCAACAGCATCAGCAAGAAATTGCACAAACAGCCCAACAGCACGCTATGGGTATGCAGCAATCAGATCAACAGCATCAACAAGCATTACAGCAAGCAGAACAGCAGCACCAGCAACAATTAGCTCAACAACCCCAAACCCCTACTGAAGGACAATAATGGCAAACACAAAACAATCCGGCGGTGACGTCGGTTACAAAAAAGCCTATAAAATGACAGGAACCCCTGGTTATGCTGGTGGCCCTGGCGAAACAACTATGGACAAAGGCCCATCTGGCTCAGCCCGTAATAACAACTGGAAAATTGGCGCAGCACAAGCCAAAATGGCTAACTCTGACAAAATTGGTCCAGATAAAAACCTTAAAGATTTGTCAAGCGGCAACTTTTATTAATAATTGGGGCGAATTTTCCGCCCTATTTGCATTATTATTAATATGAAAGACTTTTTGTCACAAATTATTTCTCGTACGAGAGACGAACAAGCAAAATTGGCGGAAACCCTCACCGCTGGCAGTAATGTTAACTCTTTTGATGATTACCAGCGTTTAGTTGGCATTCACGAAGGTTTTAAGCAAGTATTGGACATTATAAACGAAATTTTGAGGGAAGACGAAGACGACCTGTAAAGGTTATAGGAGCACTGCATAGTGTTTGATTTAAAAGGTAAAGACGAACCAGATACAAGATCGGAAATTGAATGTTTTCCTGAGATTGATACTGGAATCGAAGTAGCTGGAGACCGTGTTTTAGTACAACTAAGACGCGAAAAGTCAACCAGCAAAGGCGGAATCATCCTTGTGGATGAAACCAGACAAACGTTACGTTTCAATGAGACTGTAGCCAAAGTAATCCAAATTGGACCTTTAGCATATAAGTCGCCAGATACTTTAGAAGATTGGATCGAAGGTCCATGGTGTAAAGTTGGCGATTTGGTAAGGACAATTAAGTACGGTGGAGATCGTTTTGTTGTTAATCCTGACGATGAGGGAGCACCAGTGGTGTTCATTACTCTTCAGGCACGTGAAATCATTTCTCGCATTAAGAATTTTGAATATGCGCAGAAAATGAAAGCGTTTGTAGACTAATTTTGAAAGAAAATTATGGCGGACAATGATAACAAAGATATACCTGTCACGGAACAAGATGATGGTTCTGTACTGGTCAACGTAGATCTTCCCGAAGAGATTGAAGTTGTAGAAGAAAAAGAAGGTGGCAAAGTCGAAGCCGCCGATGACCGCACTCCCGAAGAGATCGAAGAAGATCAAGACGAAGATGACGGCGAAACAGAAGACGAGCGTGAAAGAATCCGCGAAGCCAGACGTGAAGAACGTAAGCTAAAGAAAGAATTAGCTAAGCAACGCGAATATACCGCTAAAAACAAGATTAGTGCACTTGAAAAACGCAACGAAGAACTAGCTAGACGTTTAGCCCATTTAGAAAATGGTGCAGCATCGTTAAAAATAGCGCAAATTGACAAAGCAGTGGAGGACGAAGCCACTAGAGTTGAATATGCCAAAATGAAGATGCTACAAGCGGCTCAGTCAGGCGACGCGGCGGGTCAAGTGGAGTATTTGGAGCAGTTAACAGACGCTAAACAGCGTTTGCAACAAATCCAAAACTATAAAAAGCAGCAACTTGAAGCTGTTAAGTCACCAAAGCAAAATGTACCTAATCCAATTTCGGAAGAAGTACAACGTAAAGCTCAAAAATGGCTTAAGAAAAATTCGTGGTTTGATCCACAAGCTCAAGATACTGATAGTAGAATTGCCAAAGTAATTGACCAAGAACTTGCCTCAGATGGTTGGGATCCTAGTGATTCTGAGTATT